GCGGAGCCAACCTGTGTACTTGCGCCACATCAGGTTGTTCTCGTTTGGACTAACGTGTAGGTCTCGTGTGTATTCCGCAACTGAGTGAACGAATTGGAGATACGCCTTGATACGCTCAACCTTGAGCGAACCCTTGAACACTCGTATCTCGATCGTCTGCGTGTTTGCCACATTGACCGCCGAGTAACGCGAGTTACTCTGATGTCCGTGCTTGATTTTGTGGTTGAGATTTCCCCTGTCTGAGTAGGAAGCCCAACGTGATGAGTTACGACCTGCGACGTAACGAGTAACGTGACGTGAGTTGTCGTAGATGAGTTTCGTGAAGCGTAGAAGGTGAGCGTGATACCGACCCTCGTTATACTCCACACCTCGCTCACGCCAACCGAAAGCCTTGCGTGAGATGTGAACGTGAAAGCCACAGGTTTCGGTATCCCATGACCGAAACCCCAATTCACGCAGGTCTGAGACAATGTGCCACGGGAACCTCTCCGTGTACTCAGCTAGCGTGTGGGGTTGAGTGACTATCTCGAAGCCATCATCGAGCGAGCCATCGCTTTTCAGGAAGCCACGATTAGACTTGGATAGCACGCTGTCTACGTGCGCAGCAGAGTCAAACAGGTTTCCACTCTCGCACTCGACCTCTAACTCGAAGCCCATGAACATGTTGTTCGGGTCTGTCCCATGAAACGTGAAGCCACCTGAAGGGCGGAAGTCAAACGACTTGATAGTCGCAAGAGACTCGTCGCACTCGTGGTCTCCGTCGTTCCATGAGTATTCACCGCAACCACGACACGGGGAGATTTGCCCCTGACAGTTACGGCACACGGACTCGTCTATGAAGTCGTAATACACGAAGCGAGCCTCGTAGTCCCATACGTTACACGTTGAGCATTGTTGTAGTTCGTTTTGCTCGTTACTGAAGCAACCCGAACAGATTGCTCCGACACGACCCGAACCGCTTGCCACTCGTATGAGTGGTACACGCCAGCGCATTGAGTCGTTACGATACGGCTCGTAGAATTGCTTGTTACAACCCTCGCACTCCGTAGCGCAACTCACATGGACTAAGCCTGTCACGCTTGAGTCATTTATCGAAATTGCGTGTATCAGGTTGTCTGGCATGGCGAACCTCGCACAATGCTGGCAACCTTGTGGGTGGGCTAAGATTTCCTCACGTGTGTGCTGATAGCGTGGAGAGTTCTCGCACCACGCTGAGTGTATGTCGCGAATGATACGTCTGAGAGACGCTCTGTCCTCAGGGAAAGACGCGTCACTTGCGGCTTCATACGCCTTCTCTATCTCCCACTTGATACAACCAGCACACAAGGGGTTACACTCGTCTGCTGATGTGTGGATTAGCGAGTGTACGAACAATGTGCGCACATCGTTACAGTTGGCGCATCGTCCTACACCTGTGACGCCGTGTGAGAAGTGATACTCATACGACATAACGGGTACTTCGGGGGGTACGTCTGGCGTAGCCCATGGGTCTATCGTGGTCATGTGTTAGTTCCTTTCGAGTGACTCACGTTGAAGCAGGATTGCTTCACGACGCCATGAGTCACGATCGCGTGAGATGCGTGAGTTAGCAACGGCACTCGTTACTACGAGAGCCATGAGTGAGACAAGGGCTATCGAGATAGCCACGATGTCTAGGTCGGACAGGTACATGATGTTCCTTTCGTGTGTCCCGACAAGTCCGCTAGGAAATGGAATTAACCTTACGAACCTGTCGGGTGAAGGATTTTCCTTCTGAAACCACAATACCAAAACCACAGCAGAAGTCAAGAACCCTGAGTAAATCAAGTCTAAGGTCGCACCCGTGAAAATAGTGCGTGGGTGGGTGCGTATGACGACAGGCAATGTTCCGCGTGTGTGTCAGATTGCGCGTACGTGGGTGCGTGTGTGGATCATGGGATTTTCCGGATCCGCGTAGCGACATTCCACGATCTAAACGGGCGTACGCATATACGCACGGACGCAGGGACGGACGAAACGAAAGACCAAAAGAGAGCCAAAAGAGAGCCACCGAGACACGCCCAAAACCGCAGGTCAGAAGGCAAATTGACAACTTTCGCCGAAATCGTGCTATCTTTGGACAGTTGGCTCAACCGAACCAACACAAACCACACGAAAGGCAAAAAAATGGATAAGAACCAAATCTCCGAAATGCTCGCCCCGTTCACACTTTCCGCAGTAACCGCGAAAAGCGCGGCGAACCGCATCGCCAGCGCGCTTGAGAAGGACGGAACTCCAGCGCAGTTGCTCTCAAGCGTGTCTCTCTCCATGCGTGGACTACGCAACAAGGTGGACGCGGACTCAAGCGACTACGGGAGCGTGTACGCACTAGAGAGCGCGTTCGCGTTCGCTTCCGCTATCGCCAAGAAGGGAACCGACAAGGCAACCAAGCGCACGCGTGAAGTATGGGCAGACACGCAGGAAGAAGCCATCGCGCTAAAGAACGCTCAAGCCAGCGTGAAGCCAGCGAAACCCAAAAAAGCTGACGCGCTAGTGGCTCAAGCCAAGAGCGCGGAAGGCTTGACGCTCGCTGACCTTCTCGCCTATTTCGCGGAGAAGCAGGGCAGATAGTCCCCCAACACAAACCGAACCCCTACGCGTTACCCACGCGTGGGGGTTTTTTAATGCCGTCACGCGTGCCACGCGGACGCTGGGGCTCTGCCCCAGACCCCGCTGGGGGACACCCCCAGACCCCCCAAACTGTGTCGCATTCGCGACCCCAGTTCTTATAGCGCTGCGCGCTAAGTATTATACTATCAGGAGAAAATATTTTCCCAGTATTACAAAAGTGCTGGTCAGAGCGGTATTTGACATACTGTAAAAAGTCGTATCGTTCGGTTTTCGTATTTGAACGGGTTAGTATATATATAGGGGTAACGAGCGGAAGTCCCTAGCGAGTTACCAGCTCGGCGGCTTTATTGCCGCCTCGCAGGGGGGGTAGTGAGGCGCTCTTTGGGAGCGCCGAACGAAGGGGGGATAACGGGAGGTTTTATATGGCTGCCAAGGGTGGTCAAGAGCATCATAATGTTGCTAAGCTGAAGGAGGCTAAGTCTAAGGTTTTGGACTTTGTCCGCCAAGGTCTAGCCCTTCAGGATGCCATAGCTAGGTCTGGTCGCAAACCTGACGTTATGAAGGACTGGCGCAAGGATGCTGCCTTCATGAAGGAACTTGATAAGGCTAAGGCTGAAGGTGAGAAAACCCTGAGTATCGTCTCAGGTGATGCTAAGTTTAAGATCGGCTTTGAGGAGTTCTCATCTGAGTTCCTAGACAGCCCTATCTTTGAACACCACCGTGCCTGGATTGACGTCCTTGAGGGACGTGAGCCGTCCTGGTTACATTCAGCCATGACCTATGAGCCTGCCAGCTCTAAGCGTCTGCTGATTAACGTCCCACCTGAGCATGCCAAGTCCACAGTCATCACGGTCAACTACTGCGTCTATCGAATTGCGATGGACCCGAATGTCAAGATTACGATTGTCTCTAAGACTCAAGAACGCGCTAAGGAGTATCTCTACTCGATCAAGCAGCGCCTGAGCCATGAGCGCTGGTCTAAGCTACAAGCAGTCTATGGATCTGCTGGGGGATGGAAAGAAGATGCGGATACTTGGAAGGCTGATCGCATTTACCTGTCTCGTGATTCTACCGAAAAGGATCCGACGGTACAAGCGCTCGGTATTGGTGGCCAGATTACTGGAGCCCGTTCCAACCTCATCATCTTGGACGACGTTGTTACGACTTCAAACGCGCATGAGTGGGAGAAGCAACTCCTCTGGCTCCAACGAGATGTAGTTACCCGTCTTGGTGATAACGGTAAGCTTCTCATCGTAGGAACCCGCATAGCGGCAAATGACCTTTATCGCGAGATACGTAACCCAGAACACTGGGTAGGCGGCAAGACACCTTTTACGTACTTTGCCATGCCAGCAGTTTTAGAGTTTTATGAAGATCCGACTGAGTGGGTCACGCTGTGGCCTAAAAGCCATGTACCCTGGGAGGGTTCTGATGAAGGCGTACTACCTGATGAGAACGGTCTCTATCCCAAATGGGATGGCCCCGCTCTGTTCAGGAGACGCTCTGAAGTTAGCCCGAGCGCTTGGGCTCTTGTCTACCAACAGCAAGACGTACAAGAAGATTCAATTTTCCCACCTGCTGCCGTCCAAGGTTCTATCAACAGGATGCGAAAGCGCGGACCGCTAAGAGCAGGAACGGCAGGACACCCTAGGGAGCAAGGCGCATGGTATACCATCATGGGTCTAGACCCTGCTATGAGTGGTAATACTGCAGCAGTTATCATGACTGTGGATCGCAATACGCGTAACCGCTACATCTTGGATGTAGAGAACATGAAAGATCCGACACCTCAGAAGGTGCAGGAACTCATTGAAACCTGGGTTGAGAAGTATCAGCCTCAGGAACTACGTATTGAGATCAATGCCCACCAGAAGGCTTACTCTCTGGATTTAGATTTACAGCAGTACCTTGCCTCACATGGTGTGAAGTTCTCATCCCAGTTTACAGGCAAGAACAAGTGGGACACATCATTCGGTGTGGCAGCTATGTCAGGCTTGTTTGGCACTGTACGTAATGGTACACACCAAGACGATAACCTGATAGAGCTTCCTAGCCAAGATGGATCTGAGGGTATCAAAGCCCTTATACAGCAACTCATCACATGGAGACCAGATACGCGTGGTCCAACAGACTGCGTAATGGCTCTGTGGTTTTGTGAACTACGTGCCAAAGAGATTATCTCCAACGCACGTATTAACCAGAGCCACATGAATAACAGATGGGCTACCCGCAGACAACTCGAAAGTCGTTACGTTATGAACGTCAACGATTACGAATTCTCACAGTACGAATAGGATAAAGATGGCGTTCGATATCGATACAATTGCACGGCGAGTGCAGAACATGAAGGAGCGTAATCGCGATCGCGATGCGCGCATGTCTGACCTGCTTGCTGTTCGCAAGG